ACTTTAACAACAGCTATTGCTGTTTCATCGAGCTTGCTATTCTTATTGCCCGACTCTTTATCGACATTAATAAAGCCAGCCAAGTCAACTGTAATAAAAAAACGACCATCACTAGGTTCTTCATCATCTATCTTTATCCATTCTTCTTTAAAGATATCTCTACTTGCTGCTTCAAAGGAAGCCATAAACTCTTGCCTAAAAGCAAAGCTAGACATAGATTGTTTAGCAGCTTCTATTTCTTTTGCAGGTATAAGTGGATTGTCATAAGATGAATAATGGAACCCTGTCCACTCTGCATCTTTAGCACTCTCTGCATATTTATATAATTCGTAGAAGTGATTACGTCCCTTAGGAGTTCCTATGAACATAGCTCCACCTTGTACATCGGCTAAAGCTGGTCGAAGGATTTGTTCCCAAACATTTGGTTTAATGTCTGCGTACTCATCAATCACTACATAAGCTAGACCCATACCCCGAAGTGTATCAGGTCTGTCTGCACCTTTTAAGAAAATCTTTCTTCCATTTACTAATGTAAGGATAGAAGTGTTTTCATGTGCAGCTGTAATTACTTCATGTCCTAGTTCTTTTAGCAACCCCCAAAGAATATCTTTAGCTTGTTGGTAGGTTGGAGCAACATAGAACACATCTTTACTTTTACTCTTTAACGCTTCAATAAGAAGCATCCATGCAGCTAATCGACTCTTACCAAACCGTCTACCTGCTGCTACAACTTTAAAACGAGTCTTATCATTAAAGACCTCAAGTTGCTTATCATGTAATTTTACTTGTAGATTAGCCAAGATTAATAAAGCATGTTTTCTTTTTTAGCATCTGTCTCTATGCGTTTTCTATTAGCTGTAATATTATCGTAGTAGAAAGCTTCTTTATTTTCTATGGCTTCTTTTGCCATTCTATAAACATCTTCTTCTGTTTTAGCTTTTCTTGCTATCTCTAACCCAATGGCATTATTCTTTCTATCCATATCAGACTCTTCTTTGTAGAGTTGTCTATCTTGTTCAGAAAAATTCATTTCATGAATGTTACCCATAGCTCCTGCTATAGTTTCTCCAAACTTCCTAGCATATAGAGCTTGCCCTACAATATGACGATAGGCATCACTAGCACCAAGAACTGTTCCTCCAGAACCATAGAGTTCATTACCTGGTTTTTCTGCTACACGTTTCATATCAAAATAGCCAGGCTTAGAATACCAATCCCTAATAATAGCAAAAGGAGTAAAATTATTATCATTCTTGTCCATCGTTATTAGTTACTTCCTCATATTCAATGTCAACTAGATCTTCTTCTTGCTCTTCTTCAGAAGATTGAATTGTAGTTTCACCTACACCCATAATCTGAATTGAGATCTGATTTGATTTTCCTTTAACCTTAGCTAGATAATCTGCTGGAAGAATACGATCCATGACTAGTTTAAGACAAGCCATCTGATCATCATCTTCATCATTGAGTGCTTTATCTAAAACCTTCTGGACTACATTCTTACCTTTACGACCAAGCATGGTAGCCAAAACTTCTTGAGACCTAGCCTTTTTACTTTCAGGAAGAATTGCTTTACTCTTAGGTTCTTTCTTTTGGATTAAGGGTAACCCGTTTGCTTCTCTTATTTTATTTGTATCTTCAATTGATCTACGACCTGCCATTAGACTTTTTCTTCTTACGAAGAGCCTCTTTAGTTAAATTAGTTTTAGCAGAGACAACCCTAAGGTTAGTCTTGCTATTCGTTCCTCCACTAGAAAGAGGTTTCTTGTGATCAACTTGTCTAGTATCTCCTACAGAAAGACCAGATACTCTTCTAGCTGAGTTTCTTTTAGCTCTATCTTTAACCCTAGTAGGTTTAGAAGTCTTTTCCCAGTTAAGTTCTTTTTTGTAATCTCGTTTACCATTAGTTTGGAAAGGCATATTATGTTTTCTCTTTAGACGAAGTATACAATAATTATACCATAATCTATTTTAAAAGTCAAGTTATATTTATATTTTCTTTAAGACGTAGTTTATTTGTTTTTTATATAATTATTATTATTATAGTTATTTATATTAGTTATATTAATAGTTATAGTAATAGTAATTATTAATAGTAATTAGTAATTATTAATTATATCACAATAGTTATTAAAAGTCAAGTACTTTATACCCGATACCGAGCTATGCGAGGTGTGACATGATTCGCTTTTAGTATCACACCGAGCACCTAGTCCTTTCAGGATGTAATTGTTATCGTCCATTACCCTCAAAATACCTCTTTCGTATCATAGAGGTGATCCCACTATAAATCAACTAGAATAGTTACCTATCCCCCCCTATAGACGATATCTATAAGGATTGGATTAGAGTAACATCTAAGCCTAAGGATAAGAATCAGTGATGTGGTACACATATCCTTATCTTATACCACACTATATACCCTATAACTATCTAACTTATCCTGATGATTCCTATAAAAATTTTGGGAGAATTGTAATCACTCAAATTATCTTGGCAAATGTATTGTAAGTGTATTAAAAACCCTATGGTTTTACCTACTTTATCAGTGGTTATTTGGGTACATACATTACTAATTGACCCACGCTCAATCGCCGCTCGGGCTAACACACTAAATGCGAAGTGACGAGAAAAGCATCTCGTCTGCGGACAAAACTAATCAAGAACAATGTAACCACAACTATTTGATAGCAAACCCTAACAACGCTATCAATCAAATAGTTAAACATTCTTCTTGACTAAACTTGTCCTTCGAGAGATATTGACCTCGCACCTCGAATTGAGTGTGTAACTTTATCTTAAGGAGTATCACATGCAAGAACCTAAACAACAATATCTCTTCAATTATATGGACCCTGAATATGATGTATCTTGGGACGATATGGAAACTGATGACTACGATAGTATGTGGTCATTAGCAGAGCAAGATGCAGAATATGAAGCTTACTTAGACTCACTTATAACAGAATAGTAATACCTACCGAGTAACTACTCTCAGCAAGTGGGAGTAGTTCCTCTCTTAAAATTTAAAATATAACATAAAGGAAATCATAACATGACTACATCTACAAAAACTTACTCTGGTCCTTCATTTGACTTTGAGACTTACAATGCAATAGTTGCAAAAGCACCAGCTGGTATGCTCTTATTCTTAGCACAACAAAGTTTAGAAAAAGTAGCGTATCAAATGAGCAATCCAAGATTCAAGAATCCACTAGCTAAAGAAGTCTACGATTTAGTAGATGAGATTGCAAGTCTTCGTGAATCATACAAGAAAGAAGCTGCAGTTCGTGACAATCGTGGCAGAGCAGAAATCGTTCCAGAGAATCAAACAAACTCTGCTGACTATGGTCAAGTAGCTTAACTTTCATCAACTAAGGGGTAGTAATTGACTATCCCTTTCAACTAAGGATAAACAATGTTAGATAAATTCTATAAACTTCGTAATACAAATACTAATGCTACAATGTTTTATGATGAACTAACTGACTTTCTTTTCTTCAAAGGTTGGAGAATTGAAAGAGAAGCTAAAATATCTGAAGTCGATTATATTGAGTATCTCGCAGTTGAGCACGACTTAATGGAAGAAATCTACGAGTAATCGTAGGTTTTTTCTAGGTCGGTCACCTTAAAGTATGTTCAAATAGGGCAATTCTATGTTAACACCATCTTTCTGTTTAGCATTAATATTATATGGAGAAGCAAGTACTCAAACTGAAATTGTGCAAAATGCTGTTGGATATGTTGTAATGAATCGTGCCAAATACAATCCTGATAAAGTTTGTAAAGTGACACATAAACCTGGTGCATTTCATTATATAACTCAATTAAAACAAGGAGTTAAAAAGTATCCTTCAGAGTTAGTCTTAGCACAATATAGACACAAAGCTTATCGTATCATTCATAATTATGCGTCCAATCCAGTTGGGGACGCTAATTATTTTCATGATACTTCCATTAGTAAACCAAAGTATTGGAAAGTTACATATGTTGCAAAGTATGATAAAATGATATTCTACAAAGGAGAATATGATGGCAGATGATTATGATAATCACCAAGAACTTGACGCTCAAATAGATCAAGAAGAAGCTCATTTCTATTTTACTATTAATGAGTTTGAAGATTGTATTGAACGGTATGGTTGTGCATTTGTATTAAGTAAACTATCTGAAACTAATCGTCAATTAATTAAGGAGAAATTAAATGTGTAATCATGAAGATGATTTTGTTGGTGTTGCTAAATATAAACATAAATATACAAAGGTTGATAAGTATATTATTGGTTTAGCATTAACAGGTATAACTATTGCAGTTGTATTTGCAGCTGTAATATTGTATCAATTAATATTAACATTAGTGTAAAGTATTCTTATAGTACATTCGTACGATTGTCCGCAACGCGTGGCGTGGTCGGCAATCTACGAGTGTATTATGTGGGTAATTTTGCCCGTTGTCAATGGAGTCAAAGATGTCATTAAAATACAAATATATTACTCGCAATCTCTTTGATGTATTTTGGGGAGATGGTTGGTATAACTGTGCTAGATACAAATGGGGCAAAGACAGAAAGGAATTCATTCTGGTTCGTGCCTATAAACATCCACCTAAAGATATTATAGAACTTATAAAGGGAGATATCAATGAAACCTTATAGCTTTAGTGAGTTTAACAAACGCTTTAATATGTTTGGATGGTTACATCCTGACATTCGTCAAACCTATTGGACTAAAGAAGATAGTGAATGGGATTATCCAACACAAGCAAATGTTCGTAAAACCTATACACTATCTACAATTTGGTACAGAGATCAAAGAGTAATTCAATTCTATACTAATGATGAGAATAATGGTAATCGTAAACTAACTGCTTACAATATTTATAGAGATAATAGTAGATCTTTAGGCTTAACTACAAGTCAATCTTATAGATCAACTGTTAATACTGCTATGGATAGTTTATATTATAGAGTCCATGCTCCAAATTATTATAATAAAAATGGTACTTTAAAAAAGGGCTTTTGGTCTACATTAATTAGACGTATGCGTTCAAACGCTTTACGTCCTAGTTGGGTTACTCAACACATGCTTAGAGAAGCAGTAGAAATAGCAAGAGCTAATCTTCCTGGTAGTAGATTTGAAACTGTTCAAGAGTTTCTTTATGATAAAAATGTACCAAGTTGGTCTTACTATCAAGATGCTTTAACTAGAGAATTCTTTGTTGATGGTGAACAAAGACGAGTAAGACTTGGTTCTCTTAATTGGGATCTCATTAATAAATATACTGATCCTACTATTTATGGTTATGAGTTTAATGATCAATATGATATCTGGCTTAAACCAGAACATTTCTTTCATGATGGTCAGATATGGAATCGTGATGAAGTAGACATTGAAACATGTAATCAATGTAATCGTGAATCTGTTACAGAATTAATGGTTGATGGAGCTTGTCATCATTGTCTTTCTGATTCTTTTAAAATTCATAATTATTCTACCAAAGTAGAACAGATGCTTAAGTTTAAAGCAACAAGAGTTAGACCTAACACTGTGTATTTAGGTTGTGAGTTAGAATATGAAACAAACAATCGTAATCGTGCACAGATAGGTGTTGGTAAACTAATGCATGGACATGCCCTTATGAAGTCTGATGGTTCTATTCGTAATGGCTTTGAGATTGTAACTTGTCCTGCAACTCTTGACATTCACTTACAAGTATTCAAATCTTTCTTTGATAACTTACCTAAAGATCTTAAGATAGAAAAGAATGTAGGTATGCATGTTCATATCAGTCGGAAACCCTTGAGCCACATGACAGTTGGTAAGATTACAGAGTTTCTAAATCGTCATGACAATAAAGATTTTATTCATAGTATTGCTGGACGAATTGATAATAACTATGCAAGAATGAGTAGTGAAAGAACTATAACATTCCCTCGTAAACATAGGAATGGTAGTGATAGATATAATGCACTGAATCTTAACAATCAAAATACAATCGAAGTCAGATTGTTTGCAACACCTATAACTTATAAAGACTTTGCAATGCGTATGCAATTTGTTCAAGCTTTAGTAGACTATTGTATGCCTGCTCAATCTAATGAATCATTAAAGAAACAAACACACTACGAAGCATTTGTCAATTGGTTATCTGACAAACGTCGTATGTTCCCTGAACTTTGTAATCATTTGAAAGGATATCAACCATGTGCATAGCAATTTATAAACCAGAAGATAAAGTATTATCTTTAGCAACACTTAAAGAATGTTATACATCTAATCCAGATGGTGCAGGATTTATGTATGCAGAAAATAAAAAGTTACATATTGAAAAAGGTTTTTTTAGTTTTCAATCTTTCTATGATGCATTTAAGAAACATGAAAACAAACAAACAGTAATACATTTTAGGATTAAAACTCATGGTAAAATTGACACAACTAATTGTCATCCCTTTGCAGTTAATAATGCAATTGGCTTTGTACACAATGGTATTATTAGTGGGTTTGGTGATGCTAATCATTCTGACACTATTGGATTTAATCAAAGCATTCTTCAACCTTTAGTAAGTAAATGGGGTAACCTTGCTCTATTTCAAGATCCAATCATTGACTTAATTGAAGGTCGTATAGGTTATAGTAAGCTTGTCTTCCTTGATAGACATGGTAACCATAAGATCATGAATGAACACAAAGGTACTTGGGATGATGGAGTTTGGTATTCTAATGATAGTTACAAACCTTATGTTGCACCAGTAACTACATATGACTGGAAAGATTCAAAGTATGATTGGAAAAAGAATGTAACTACAATCAGAACTGTATCTTTACCTAAACCTAAAGTAATAGCAATAGGTGCATTAGTAGAATTACTAGAAGATGTCGCTGATCCTGCTACTCTTAAAGTATATGAAACGGGTGAGTTATGTGAAATTGTTGCAGTTAACAAAGACTTTACATGTGATCTAATGCATGATGATTACAATGGTAAGTCTTCCTTTCTTTACAATGTTCCTTATCATTCTCTATCTTTTGTAGATGAGTTTGAAGATGACTCTATTGATCCTGTAGGTATACCTGCATATCATAACTATGCATCACCTTCATTACTTAAAAGAAAATAAATAATGACTAATAAATTATCAACCTTTAAAACTAGACTTGAAAAGATAGGTATAGATGTAACCTTTGCAGCTAACTATCCTTGGATTTATTTTGATACTATTAACGGTAAAAAAGTAACAGGAACATTCCATGCTAACCATGGTTGGACTGCTTTCTTTATGCGTTATGATGGGTCTTATAAATTTAGTGATAGACAAAAAGTATTTAAAAAAATAAGGGAGTTTACAAAATGAGTCTTAAATTATTTCCTTATAAAATTGGCAGCTTGTCTGCCAAGAAATTAGCACGAGCCCTGCGAGTACTGCGGGTCGGTCATA